AAAAAACATCATTGACTATTGGTAGCGGGAGCGGCGCAACGACCGCATGGGAAACGAAGACGCCAGTAGAGATCCTGAAGGACGTCAATGATCTACTTACAGACGTGACGAAGAGGTCAGCCGGAAGATGTCCGAACATTTTACTATTACCGCTCAAGCAGTTCGCCTACCTTGCCGGTCGGCTAGTTTCTGACGCTGGGAATTCTTCGATTTTGACCTTTCTTAAAAATAATTCAATTGCCACCCACAAAAATCCATCACCTCTTGAAATTTACTCGGTTAAATGGCTTGAGGGACTTGGAAAAATCAATAATGTGGCTAAAGATCGAATGGTGGCCTACAGCAATAAGGCTGAATACATTCAATTCCCTATGTTTGAGCTGGCCCCATGGAAGCCTAGCATCAGTGGCCTTCACTATATTCTTCCTTACCACTGGCTTCTTGGGTGTGTCGAAATAATGCAGCCAGAAACAATGGGATACGCTGACGGTATTTAGGCTTTTAAATGGGCTATCGAGCGATAGCCCAAAGGAGTGGTATATGCATGCTCAATTTTTTGTACCAGCAACGATCAACATGGTATCGTTTGGCGTGGGGGTCCATCATGTAGGGAGGGAGGTGTACGAATCAGTTGAATTTGATGTGCTCGTTGAGGCAGGTCAGGTCCTAATACTTCGTCAAGACTTGGAGCCAGAGCCAGAACCAGAGGTAGAGCCAGAGCCAGAGGCAGGACAAGAGGCAGGACCAGAGGCAGAGCCAGAGTCAGAGCCCACAACAAAAACGAAACGAAATAAATGAATATCGATACATTCCGAATCATGTATCCGGAATTCAACGATGTCGCTCAATACCCGACAGCCATGATCATGTTTTGGGCGGCTGTCGCTGAGATGACTTTGTCCGCTGATCGGTGGGGCGAGATGTATGACCACGGGATGTCGTTGTTCGTTGCCCATCATATCTCAATCGCAGCGGCCAACAAATCTGCTTCAGCATCAGGCGGAACGCCTGGTCAGTCATTGGGCGTGGTGCAAGCGAAGTCTGTTGGATCGGTCAGTGTCAGCTATGACACATCAAGCTCTACAGAAATCAATGCAGGGCATTGGAACCAGACCATTTATGGTCGTCAGTATATTCGGCTTGCTAGAAGACTGGGGCCGGTACTGTACCAGCTATGAGCGTCACGGTCACGAAGGATGATCTTAAAAACCTTCTAAGGAATATTCAGGCGATGGGCCGAAAAAGTGTATTGATAGGAATCCCAGAATCAAAAAACAATCGAAAAGAAAACGAGGCGTCAAACGCCATGATAGGATTTCTGAATGAGAACGGGTCGCCAGCCCGAAACATTCCGGCTCGGCCATTCCTAGTTCCTGGAGTAAAGAAGGCATCAGACAAGGCGAGTGAGGCGTTGAAATCGTATGCCAGCGACGCTCTTAACAATCCTAAGGCGATTGATCAAGGACTTAATGCGGCTGGCCTTATTGCCCAGGCATCGGTAAAGAATCAAATTGTGTCGCAAGATGGATTCGCCCCCCTAAGTCCTGCCACACTCGCACAGCGTGCCCGAATGGGGGCAAAGGGGACGAAGGCCCTAATTCGTACAGGGCAACTTCTGAACTCGATCACGTACGTGGTCCGAAGTGATGCGTGATGGCACGAATCGACGTATCAGATATTCTCGCCGATCCTGATTTTTTAGATTCGTTGACCCTAATCAGACGATCATCATCAGTCAATGAGTACGGTGAGCATGTGATGACGGAGTCATCGTGCTGCATCCGGGCGTCTGTGCAGTCCGTAGGTACGGAAGACCTACAGCGGCTACCCGAAGGAGCGAGATTGCAAGACGTGATCACGGTATACTATCGTGGCGAGCTGATGCCTGAACGCAAAAACGGGTACGCTGATGTATTGGTGTGGGGCGGAAAGCGGTACCAGGTCGCTGGCATCGATGAGAATTTCATCAATTTTGGGCGTGGATTCACCAAGGCAATGTGCCGAATGGAAGACGCCAATGCCTAATACGTCAGCCACCGGCGGATACCTCACTCAGACAGAGGGGCCGATGGAGGGGGTATCATTTCGTCGATTTATCGGGGGCGTTTTGGTTGGGGTGTCAGGGCTGCCTCCGGAGTATGTACGCCCGTCATGGCAAACAAATCCACCGCCAATACCCGGAATCGAAGTGAACTGGATGGCATTTGGTCAGTCTGGTAGGCGTGGAGAATACTCCTCATACCTCATGACCGATATTGATGGCACAAAAACAGAACAGCGGACGCACGAAGAATGCGACTTCCTTCTAGTATTCTATGGGCCGGACTGTCTCGATATTGCGGCCCGTGTTCGTGATGGATTTCGCATAGAACAGAACCAGGAAGTCCTACAGCTTCAGGGTATGGCGATGGTCGGCGATACCGACATCATCCATGCCCCTGAGTTAATAAACGACCGCTACTATGACCGGGCCGATATGACCATCACGATACGTCGTGAGGTACGAAGGTCATACTCAATATTGAGTTTTGCTGGTGCACATGGCACCATTACAGCGAATGGTAGCGGGGCGGGTAATATTCAAGACGAATTTTAAGGAGAACAAAAAATGGCACAAGGATTGAATGTCAATCGGCTGGTAAGGGTAAGCACGACGCTATCCCCTACGGCTACACCACGAAGAGGGTTCGGGACACTGCTGATTGTTGGTGACTCTAATGTGATCAATGGTAGTGAGCGGCTACGCTCATACACTGACTTGGAATCTGTGGCGACAGACTTTGGCACGTCGGCCCCAGAATATTTAGGCGCACAATTATATTTCGGGCAATCGCCTCGCCCTCAACAGCTGATGATAGGTCGATGGATTCGAACCGCAACCGCTGGCTTGCTGCATGGTGGTGCATTGAGTCCCGCCGAGCAGGATATCAGCCTTTGGACGGCCGTCACCGCTGGATCGTTTAAGCTTACAGTCGATGGCACCGTTAAAACTTTGACCGGCCTCAACTTTTCGGCAGTGACCAATCTGAACGGTGTTGCAACCACTATCAATGCGGTTTTGACCGGGGCGACTATTGCATGGAGCGGGTCACGCTTCGTGGTTACCTCAACGACGACTGGCACATCATCTTCAGTGAGCTACGCCACGGCACACACGTCGGGCACGGATATTTCCGCACAACTAAAGCTGACATCCGGAACGGCATCGGCACCCATCGCCGGATATGCAGCGGAATCGCCATTAGCGGCCGTGACGGCACTGGCCAACGCAAGCGGTCAATGGTACGGGGTAGCATTTGCGGCGGCAACTATGCCGACAGATGACCAGTACATTGCGGTGTCTGGATTTATTGAATCGGCGTCTGTGAGCCGTATTATTTCAGTCACCGAGACTAATCCGAACGTTAAGGATGCAACATACACGACCGACCTAGCCAGCCGGATGAAGGCTCTTCTATACGATCGGACCACGGTGCAATACTCGCAAAATAAGTATGCAGGCATTTCGTTTTTGGGCCGTTTATTCTCGGTCAATTTTTCGGCAAATAAATCCGTGATTACACTAATGTACAAGCAGGAACCAGGCGTGGTGCCTGAGGTACTAACAGAGACAGAAGCACAAGCACTAAAGGATAAGCGATGCAACGTATTCGTTCAGTACAACAACGACACGACCATCATTCAGTATGGGGTGATGTCAGGGTCAGCATATGCCGACGAGAGGCAGGGGCTTGATTGGCTTGCCGACGCAGCCCAAAACAGCGTGTACAATCTACTCTACCAGTCACCCACAAAAATCCCACAAACCGATTCCGGCCAAACTCAGGTTATGACCGCCGTATCGAGCGTCATGAAGGAAGCGGTTGATAATGGATTGGTAGCGCCTGGTCAATGGAATACGCAAGGCTTCGGACAGTTGGCGAATGGCGACTATCTACCAGAGGGCTTTTATTTGTATAGCCCCCCGATGGCGACACAGGCACAAAGCGTGCGAGAACAGCGTATTGCACCGCCTATTCAAGTGGCGGTCAAGCTAGCCGGGGCCATCCATGAGGTGGACGGCCTAATCACCGTGAATCGATAAGGAGATACAAATGGCAACGTACTCATTTTTGAATGTGTCGGCGAGCTTAACCGGGGTCGGTGGCTCAATTAACCTGGCCTCTGGTGCAGGCGTCGCAGAAGAGGGTATCACCATCGATGCGATGGAGGACAAAAACGTGATGACGATTGGAGCGGATGGCGAAGGCATGCACTCGATGGTAGCAAGTCGTGCTGGCACGATCACTGTCCGCTTGCTCAAGACGTCACCAGTCAATGCCCAGCTGCAAGTGATGTTCAATCGTCAAACTTCACCGGGGTCATTAGGTCATGGATCGAATACTGTGGTCATCCGTGACAGCGTGCGTGGCGATGTCATCACCTGCACGGGCGTGGCGTTCAAAAAATTGCCATCAATCACATACGCAAAAGAAGGCGGGATGCAGGAATGGACCTTTGATTCCATCAAGACAACGTACATGCTAGGCGTGGGAACGCCGGAGGCTTAGTATGGAATTCGAACTAGACGGGAAATCATATAGGGCGGACCGGATCGACGCCCTAACACAATTCCACATTGTGCGAAGGATTGCCCCCATTATGGGGAAAGTTGCGCCGCTTATTAAGTCAGGCGGAGGCGATTCAATGGGCGTACTGGAGCCATTAGCGGATGCGATCAGATCGTTGAGCGATGAAGATTCAAACTATGTTATTTTTGGTCTATTAAAGTCGGTGAAAAAGAAGGATGTTAACGGTCTTGGATGGTCGGCTGTGTCTGACGGTTCAGTTCTAATGGACAGCTATATGAGCATGCCCACCATGATACAGTTGGCATTTCATGCCTTTAAGTCGAACTTTTCAGATTTTTTAGCCGGGCTCCCCTCGGGTTTGAGCAGCGAACCCCAAGCACAAAGCGACCCATACAATGGGTAGCAATGCCCGACGGGGAGGACTGGATTATGCGTCCGGTCATGCGGGGGATGTGTCGATTCGAATCACTGAAGGATTGCACCTTGACGCTCGGTGACTTGAAAATGATGAATGATTCTCTGGACGTTCAAGACGAAAATGAGGCCAGGTATCAGGAGGCCCAGCGTGAAAACTGAAGTGATCAAGGAGTTCCTTGTTGGCCTTGGATTTAAAATCGACGAGGCTGGTATGGCACGATTTGTAACCGGTGTATCGAAGGCGACCGTTGCGGTGACTGCTATGGGTGCAGCCACGACGGCGGCTGCTGCTGCTGTATTTGCTGGCATTAATAGTGTGGCCAGCGAATACTACCAGCTTGAGCGTCTCGGGGTTCAATTCCGATCGACGGCAGAAGCAATCGATCAATTCATTGATTCTGCCCAGGTTCTGGGCATTAAAAACGAAACGGCGATCGATTCTCTCAGGGGGCTGGATCGTGCAATAGTTGATACATCAATGGGGATTGGACGTACTAAGCTTGTGTTTGAAAACCTTGGCATTTCAGTCGTTGACGCCGCAGGAAAAATTAAGCCTACAACCCAGGTGATGGGTGAGCTCGCTGAACTTTTCAAGACCATGGAGCGTGGCAAGCAGATTCGAGTGATGGAGCGACTCGGCATTGATTCGTCATTCGTCAAGCTATTCATGGCTGATCTTGACACAATCAATGCGGACCTTAACGCCATCGATCAGTCCGTTGGCCTTGATTTTGATAAAACCGTGAAAGAAAGTAAGGCATTCACTCTATCACTTCGTGTGCTTCAGCAGGAGACGCAAAAATGGCGGATATTATTCGCTAAGGCAATGGATGTCATCGCCGTCAAAATGATGCCACGTATACGTCAGACGATGGAGAGTACACGGCAATCGATGATCAGATTGCGACGAATGACCATGGATGTGATGCCCATGATCATATCAAAGATTGTACCCGTTATTGGGGCGGTCCTTCGGATCGCCGAAGCGTTTGCAAGCATCGCATCCCGCATCGCTTCAGCCGTCGGAACGATTATATCATGGATAGTTCGGTTAAATTCGGCCACGAATGGATTGGCGGGATATATCATTGCCGCCGCTGTAGCTTGGCGCTATCTGAATCTTGCTTTTTTGCGGACCCCATTGGGTCAGCTTATATCATTGGCGGCGGTGATAGCCCTATTGATCGATGATCTCTTAACCTTTCGTGAGGGTGGGGATTCTCTGATTGATTGGAGCACCAAATTTGGGGTTGGCATGAAAGTGGTCACAGGTGCCATGGCACTTTTTTTGGCCGGTGTGGTGGCCACTAAAGCATGGGTGACAGGCGTTGCAATTGCAACGAATGCGTGGGCCGTCGCTACTGGCGTGCTTAATGGGGTCCTGGCAACCGTCAGAACGGCAGTCCTGCTGTTCAATATGGCAATATCACTGAATCCAATCGGTGCTACCATACT